TTGAGATGTGTGAAAAAATAAAAATAAAAAGGGGGGGGGGGGGGAAGGGGGAAAAAAGGGGGGGGTAGGGGGAGTAGGTATAAATAAAAATAATAATAACTTAAATTAAATAAAAACAATGAAAACAATAAAAATAAGTACAGATGAAGCAAAGGAGTTAATCCATGATTATAAAAATCAAATATTCACTTGTAAGTTTGTCAAAAAAGATGGATCGCATCGTATTCTTAATGCTAGACTAGGAGTGAAGAAAGGTGTTAAGGGTGTAGGATTAAATTACGATCCAAATGATTATAATCATATTATAGCTTATGACTTAAAAAATGATGGATTTAGGACGATTAATATAAATACTTTGTTATATTTGCGAACTAATAAAAAGAAGTACACAATCGTGTAACTTAATTATTTTTCATAATAGGTTTAGAAAAGTGTAGGATTAATTTTCTACACTTTTTTTTTGTTGTAATTGCTTTACGAAACTGCACGAAACTGCAACGAAACTGCTATGAAACTGCACGAGATTTGTTGTCAGATCACCTTTGTAACCTTTGTAACCTATTGATAAACAAATACTTAACGCCATATTGTCAGACAAAAAAAATTAAATTAATTGTATAAAATTGAAATTCTTTTTATATTTGTACAATAATTTTAAAAACTAAACAAATGAAAAACAAAACTTTTAAATTAATCAATAAATATAATAATAAAGTTTCCCACGTTCTTAATTATGAGGAATTAATGAGAATCATTAAAACAATAAATAAAAATAAAACATTTCATAATTCTTTTGTATCTATTTACGATACTTATAAAATAAAAATCGTTTAACTATGTTTTATATTATATTTTTTACATTTATTTTTTATATGTATATAGACGCATATAGAAACGAAATGACGCACCAAAACAAAACAAATAATAACTTAAAAAAATAAAAATTATGTTTACTAGATTAACAAAAAAAAATATTGAAAATTACTTAACTATTAATAATGGATACATAAAACACGATACAAACTTATTAATAAAAGCAATAAAAGAAACTAGCAAAAAATACCAAATTAACGAAATTGATCTTTTTTTGTTTTATGCTGATAACAAACCAATAAATAAATTATTTACACATTCATACGGATTTCACACGGCACAGGGGCGACAACTAGCAACCGATTTACAAAACAATTATCAAAAGTTAGAAAATGATATTTTTAATAAATCGCTTTACGCTATGATACAAACTGATAAAAGAAATAACAAAAATTATTCTTTAGATTAATTTATTATATTTACAAAACTAAACAAAAAACAAAATGAACTTATTAACACAAAACACAAAACTAAAAAAGACTAGCAATATTAATAATGCTAGAATATTTAATTTCTCAATCCCAGCTTATAAAAGCAAAACGGGAAAAATAATTTGCCCCTTTGCAAAAGACTGCGTTAAATATTGTTACGCACAAAAAGGAAACTATACACGCTTTCCAATAGTGCAACAATTGATGGAAAAAAAGTATGAACTAACTAAGCAACCAGAATTTGTTAATTTAATGAACAAAGAAATATTAAAAAAGAAATGCACTCATGTAAGAATACATGACTCAGGCGATTTCTATTCTATTAAATATTTACTAAAGTGGCTACAAATCGCAAAAGATAATACAAACGTTATTTTCTACGCTTATACAAAAAGTATATCTTTTTTTAAAGTATCATTAAAAATGATGGGTATTAAATTACCTAATAATTTTAAAGTAATATTTTCTTTTGGTTCAAAACAAGATAATCTTATCAATACCAAAAAAGATAGACACGCTTTAATATTTGATAACATAAAAGAATTAATTAATAAAAGCTATATTAACGCAAGTGATAACGATCTTAACGCCATAACAAAGAACAAAAATGTCGGTTTAGTATATCATTAAAATAATTATCTACATAATAAAAAGAGAGGTTAAAACACCTCTTTTTTTTTGTCTAGTGTCTAAGTATTAATTAATATTTTTAACACTTTAAACGCTTTAAAAAGTAGTTTAAATAGTTTGTTATCTAATTTATTTTGTTTTATATTATTGTGTTATATTATAGGCTTACACCTTTACACACACTTTAACAAATTTTCACACACATTTATTTAAAAAAAGAATAAAAAAGTTTTGTTTTATTATGACACTATGACAGATTAAGTGTTTTTTTTGGGGTTTATTGTTTACGATTCCGTCAAAATGCAATGCCCCAGCTTATTACCCCAAACACATACACACACCAGATCAAAGTTCAATTTTATAAACTCTATATTATTATGTTAGGTTTGGTATTAAATGTGTTCTTTGCGATATGAGCAATACACATTCTATAAGAAGTTGGAAGGTACAATAATTATTTGATATTAAAAAGTAATATATAGAAATTATAAAGTTCTGTAAGGGAATTGATTGTGTGAATCATTTATTTTTACTTATATTGTAGCTAGAAATAAATTGTATAATTATATTAAGTTCAATTTTATAAAATATGCCTTGTTATAAATGTGAAAATGGAAAATATAAGTTTGGGTTAAGTGGTGCTTGTACCTATGATACCAAAGCACAATGCGAAGCAGCAAACAAAGATTACTATGCAGAGCAGACTTATGATGATTATCCACAATCTGCAACCAACAATGCAAAACGTGCAATAAAATATAAAGAAGAAAATGGTAGTTCTTGTGGAACAAGAGTAGGATGGACAAGAGCAAGACAGTTGGCAAACAGAGAAGCACTAACAAGAAGCACCATAGCAAGGATGGCTAGTTTCAAAAGGCATCAACAGCACAAAGACGTACCTTACGATGAAGGTTGTGGAGGGCTAATGTACGATGCTTGGGGAGGAACAAGTGGAGTAGAGTGGGCAATAAGAAAATTAGAACAAATAGATAAAGAAAGAAAGGCAATGGTAGATGAAGAAAAAGAAACAGATGTTATCTTCAATCAAGAGAAGGTAGAAATCAGTGAGAGAATAAAGAAGGCACTAAAGAATAAAATGGAAAAGCACAATGAGGATGTCAAAGACTTGAAGAAAGATTGGAATCCAAAAGTAACTATGGCAAAACTTGAGAAGTGTTTTAGAAGAGGAGTAGGTGCATACTATACAAATCCAGAATCAGTAAGAGAAAGTGTAACAAGTCCTGACCAGTGGGCGTTAGCACGTTGCAATTCTTTCCTTTATGCACTGAGGAATGGAAGGTATAGAAGTGGTAAGCATGATACTGATTTATTACCAGAAGGACATCCAATGAGAAACACAAAAAAAGAAGTACAAAAAAATATGGACAAAGAAAAAAAATATTACAGTGATCCTAGTCACGATTTACATATAGATATATCAGAAATGCAAATGGCTAAACTTCATGGAGAAGGAATGGTTGAGATGATGCATGAAGAAGAAGGAGAAGAATATTCTATAAAATTAACTTACAACATGAAAGAGAAAGAAGTTGAGATTAAAGAAGAAGAAGTGAAGGAAGATATGAATTATGTATTTGACACATTACTTAACAAACTTAAAAATGACATTTAAAAAAGGAGATGTAAGACCAGTATTGGCTGGTAGGAAAAGCAAAATCAAAACACCACTAGCAACTGAGATGTCAAGAAAGACAATAGCTCATGCACTAGAAGGTCATAGTTTTAAAATTAAGATGGCACTAGATAGAATCTTTGAAGAAGATGCAAAGCTATACATAGATGCAATCTCAAAACTAATGAACTATGCTGTTCCAAAATTATCATCTACTGAAATAAAAGATACAACATCTAAAAAAATAGAAGTTAAGTTAGGTAAGGATGCAACTGTTGATGATATAAGAAAACAGTTAGAAGATATAAAAGATTTAGATGAGTAATAAAGAGTTGCATTTCGCATTAGAAAAGAAACTATGCGAGATGTCTTTTTACGATTTTTTTAAGAAGGCGTGGCATATTGTAGAACCCTCTATTCCCTTATCTACGAATTGGCATCATAAATATCTTTGTGATACTTTGCAAAAAGAGTGCGAGAGAATCATAGAAGGTAAGAATAAAACCAAAGATATTATTGTCAATGTTCCTTTTAGAAGCACCAAGTCTCTCCTAGTCACAGTGATGTTTCCTGTGTGGTGCTGGATAAAAGACCCACGCCTACGATTTATCACTGCTTCTTACTCAGCGTCACTATCAATAGAACACGCAACAAGGAGCAGAGATATAATCTTTAGTGATTGGTTCAAAGAAAGATGGGGAGAAGTATTCGTTATTAAGAAAGACCAAAACCTCAAAGAAAGATATGAGAATACACATTTGGGTGTAAGAAGAGCTACATCAGTTGGTGGAACTGTTACTGGACAGGGAGGTGATTTCTTAATAGTGGATGATCCAGTATCACCTCAAAATGCAGCAAGTAACACAGAGAGACAAAATGCTAACGAGTGGTATCGAACTACATTTTACTCTCGATTGAATAATCCAAAGACAGGGGTTAGAATAATTATTATGCAGAGAATACATGAGAATGATTTGAGTGGCTTCTTACTTGAT